GGGAACTTCTCGCTCACGCCCGGCATCGCCTTCAACAAGGCGATGGAGATCGCGGTGTACGGGACCGTGGGTACGCCCTACCTCGCGCCGACTCCGACAAACCTCTCGGAGATCCTCGACAAAGAGGTGGGTTCGGGCAACCGCCAGATCGACGACATCCTTTCCCTCTTCCAGATCTGGGCATGCCAACGTCTTCACTCGACGGAATACCAGCATCCGACTCAAAAACCTCCGACACTCCACGAGAAGCCGCTTCGGCGTTGCACGAAACCCGGCGACATCGTTCTAGATCTCACGGCTGGGAGCGGCTCCACGATGGTGGCGTGCCATCAGATGAAACGGCGGGCATTCCTATGCGATGTTGAACCAATTTTCTGTGATCTCATCCTTGAGAGAGCGAAGGCACTCGGTCTTACACCTTCCCCCCTCAAGCCATGACGAAGCTCCATATCACCACCGGTACGATCCTCAAGCTCGGAGAACACGTTATCGGATGTGGGGACGCCACGGATGCGACGTTTGTGACGCGGGTCATCGACAAAGCGAAGGTGCGCCAGATCCTGACGGATCCTCCCTATGGCATCGACTACGTAGCCTCCAAGGAAGATTTTTCCGGTCACAAAGGCAGACATGTACCCATCGTCAACGATCACCTCCAAACGGATGAGGAGTACCGCCTCTTCACGAAGAAATGGCTGGATGCGGTGAAGCCGCACTTGGCAGGAAAGAACACGATCTACTGTTTCAATTGCGACCGGATGATCTTCGCGCTGCGGGAGGGCATGCAGGACGCAGGATTCAAGCTCTCGCAGCTCCTCGTGTGGGTGAAGACTCAACCCATCGCGGGGAGGCTCGACCATCATCCGCAACATGAACTCATCGCCTACGGGTGGCATGGGACTCACGAGCGCATCCGCTGCAGTGATAGGACGGTGCTCGTCCACCCCAAACCGCACAAAAGCGACCTCCACCCCACATGCAAGCCCGTGGCGCTCTTGCGTCGCCTCGTCCTCAACGGGACGCGCACCGGAGACATCGTCTACGACCCCTTCCTCGGTTCCGGCTCAACATTGCTGGCATGCCAAGAGACGTCACGGCGATGCATCGGCGTGGAACTTTCACATGAGTACTGCGGGGTTGTCTGTGAGCGTTTTGAGAAAGCAACGGGAATCGCCGCGAAGGTCATTTTCTCCCCCTCCCGACCATGACGAACCGTCACGTAACCCACAAGGCCGTCGTGGACGCACGGAAGGCGCAGGAGCAGGCCTTGCTCCTCGAGCAGTTTCGGAAGATGCCCATCGTTCAAGTCGTCTGTGAGAAGGCGGGTATCAGCCGCGCCACGTACTACCGCTGGCGGAAAGAGGATCCTGCATTCGCCGCGTCCGCAGACGAAGCGCTCCAAGACGGCACGAGCCTTGTTTCCGACATGGCCGAGAGCCAGCTCCTCTCCCAAATCCGGGACGGCAACCTTGGTGCTGTCATGTACTGGCTCAAGCATCGGAATGCCAACTACAACAACAAACTTGAAGTGACGGCAAAAATCAAAACAGAGAACGAAGCGCTCACGCCCGAACAGGAGGCCGCGATCACCGAGGCTTTGAGACTCGCGTCTTTTTCTGATGAGGACATTTCGACTTCTCTTCCCCCCAATATCCATGGACAATCCGCGGACTCCCCGCCTGCAGCGGCTCCTGCAGCTGATGTTGCATGACAAGAAAGCGCGCCGCCATCTGACCCGCGATCATCACGAACTTTTCTTTCACTGCTACTTCCACCACTACGTGAAGTACCGGACAGCGCCGTTCCAGAAAGAAATGTTCCGGATAACCGAAAATGATGGGCTACAGACCATCGTCATCACCGCATTCCGCGGATCTGCCAAGTCGACCATCATGAACATGTCGTTCGTTCTCTGGTCGATCCTCGGGACGCCGGGCAAGAAATTCATCCTGCTTGTCGGGCAGACCCAAGCCCAAGCGAGGCAACACCTCAAGAACATCAAAGAGGAACTGGAGAACAATCCGTTGCTCAGGGGCGATCTGGGGCCGTTCCGAGAGGAGGAGGATGAATGGAGGAATAGCTGTCTCGTGATCAGTAATTACAACGCCAAGATCATGGCGGTCAGTATCGACCAATCCGTCCGAGGGTTGCGGCACAAGGAGTACCGCCCGGATCTGATTGTGTGTGATGACATCGAGGATTTGCAGTCGGTGAAAACCCGCGAAGGCAGGGACAAAACGTATGCGTGGGTGAAAGGCGAGCTTATCCCCGCTGGCGATACGGGGACGCGTATCGTGTTCGTTGGAAACCTCCTTCACGAAGACTGTCTCCTGAAGCGTTTGCAGCGGGAGATCGCGAACGGGAATCTGCAAGGGATCTATCGGGAATATCCCTTGTTAAACAAGGAGGGAAAGTGTCTGTGGCCGGGGAAATACAGAACAATGGCGGCGATTGAAGCCGAACGGCGACGCGTCGGCAGCGAAGCCGCTTGGCAAAGAGAATATATGCTCCGAATCATTCCGGACTTGGAGCGCCTGATCCAGGCTTCGTGGATCACGTACTACAGGGAACTCCCCACCGGGGACGAGGACTTCCGGTTCCGCAAAGTGGCGACGGGAATCGATCCGGCAATCTCCAAGGAAGACAGCGCCGATAACACGGCGATGGTCTCGGGACGGATGTACGGCTTCGGCGAGAACATGCATGTCTACATCCTCCCGAATCCCGTGAACGAGCACCTGACGTTCCTCGAAACGATACAGCGTGCGAAATCGCTATCGCTCGTTCTTGGTGGCGGTGAGAAGACGACGCTCCATATTGAGGATGTTGCCTTCCAGCGTGGTCTGATCGAGGAATTGGGTGCGGAGGGCTTTCACGTCATCGGCGTCCCGACCAAGGGGCAGGACAAGCGAGCAAGACTGGCGCTCGCCTCGCATATGATCCAATCGGGACGGGTGCATTTCCCGATGCACGGCTGCGAACGGCTCATAGAACAACTTGTGGGCTTCGGGAGTGAGCGCTATGACGATCTTGCTGACGCGTTTGCCACTCTCATGCTCCCGCTTCTGGAAATTAAAGGACATACGCATCACTCAGACATCTGGAAACTCAATGAAGGCCTCACGAAGTCCGCTCTCGCGGAGGAGCGCGAGCATGATCGATTCTTTTACCCCGACCACAGCGGTGATCGTGACAATGGTTCTTATGGAGACATCCTTCATATGGAATTCTAATTCATTCCTCTTTTGCCATGTCTTCTGACCATTTGACTCCGGATATCCTCTCGCGCGTCCTCAAAGACCAAAAGTTTCGACGTGGTCTCACGCGGGAGAGCCACTTCTATTTCTTCCACGTCTATTTCGGGCATTACGTGACATGCCCGACGGCACCGTTCCAGTATGAGATATTCGATTCTACCGAGGATGCTACCCAACAGCTCACCGCGATCACGGCGTTCCGTGGCTCAGCTAAATCAACAATCGTGAGTCTCTCCTTTCCGTTGTGGGCGATTCTTGGAAAACTGGAGATCAAGTTCGTTCTGATTCTCGGGCAGACCCAAGCCCAAGCGCGACAACATCTCAAAAATTTGAAGGATGAAATTGAACGGAATCCGCTTCTCAGAAAAGACCTTGGACCGTTCGACGAGCGAGAAGATGAATGGAACTCCTCCTCTATCGTTCTGCCGCTCCTCGGTGCCCGTATCACGGCTGCATCCACCGAGACGAGCGTGCGCGGCATCCGGCATGGACCGCATCGCCCTCAACTCATTATCTGTGACGACATTGAGGATTTGCAGTCGGTGAAAACAAAAGATGGAAGGGACAAGACGTATCAGTGGCTTATGGGCGAAGTGATTCCGGCAGGTGGACCGAAGACGCGTACATTCGTCATTGGGAATCTCCTTCATGAAGACTGCCTCCTGAAGAAATTCGAGAAACACATTCAAGACGGCTCCATGAAGGGAAAATACAGGGAGTATCCGCTCCTCGATGTTGAGGGCAAAACGCTCTGGCCGGGGAAATACCCGACGCAGCAAGCAATCGATGATGAACGCACGCGCATCGGGAGTGAGGCGGCGTGGCATCGTGAGTTTCTCCTGACGATCCTCTCCAATGCCGAGCGAGTGATTCACCCGGCGTGGATTCAGTACTACGACGAGTTCCCCAAAGAGCAGTCCACCGGAAGCGGCGGCACCAAAGTGCATTTCATGCACACGGCTACGGGCATTGACCTTGCAATTTCTCTGAATGACAGCGCCGACTACACCGCGATGGTCTCTGCACGACTGTATTACATCGAGGGTCAGACCAAGATTTACATTCTGCCAAACCCCGTGAACGAGCGACTGACGGCCCTCGACACACTGCAACGTGCGAAGCAGGTCGCAGAGGTAACGGGGAACGGACAAGAATCCAAGCTCTACATCGAGGACGTCGGTTACCAGTCCTCTCTCGTGGAGCACTTGAAGGAGAAAAAATGCGACGCCGAGGCCGTGAAGGTGAAAGGGCAGGACAAGCGCGGGAGGCTCGCACTCACCTCCCACGCGGTGCAATCGGGACAGGTACTTTTCCCGAGGCAGGGAGCAGAAGATCTCATCAACCAACTCACGAACTTCGGCATCGAGAAGTACGATGATTTGGCTGACGCTTTTTCGCTTCTCGTCCTGAAGGCGCTGGAGGAGAAGATGCAATCCTTCGGCATCTGCTTTATCGGAAACGATGGTTCCGTAACCGGATGGGACAGTATCCGTGGCGAGATCAACGAGCCGGGCGATGGTGAGGGTCGCCATTGGGACATTCTTCAGAGGATGTAAGGAGAAAGAAAGCTTTGAGGGGTTCCAGGCGGAAGGCAAAAGGGTCTTTTGCCTAGATATGGAGGGGGCGCTGCGGCATTGCTGTGTATAAGCCATTCCCAATAATTCTATGCACTTCTGCGTCTACATTTTCATCCCCAAGGAAGGAGACATCAGAGAAGCAGTCGCCAAGGCACTGCGGCTCTACAGCGACGAACATGAAGTACCCCCATACAAGGAGTATCTCGATGCAGGTGAGATCGCGGCAATGGCAAAGCACTACGGGGTGAAGAGGGGTAACCGGAAAGCGCTCACATCCCGTATGGAGGATTGGAAAGGAAGCCTCGGAGGGATCGACAAAAGAGGACTCTTCTCCATTAAGACTTTCAATCCACAAGCGAAGTGGGATTGGTACGAAATCGGAGGACGATGGGGGCATTTTCCAAACGATGTCATCGCAGCTGCAACGCTTCTCGAGAAGAAAGACCTGAAAGAGATTTTGCCTGCAGCCATGGTCACGCCAGACGGGTGGTGGCATGAGTGGGAAACATTCATTGTGGAAGGATGGATGAAATGGCGGACTGAACGGAAGAAAGACAGCCAATGGCTTCGAGAGGTAAAAGCCGCACTCAAAATTCATCCTGAATCCCGTGTCGTTTGCGTCGATATTCACCGATAGCTCGTATGTCTTTTCCACCTCTCACCAGCATGAATACCGCTACTCCCATCATCACCGAGGAAATGTTTATGGCCTACGAAGAAGTCCGTGCATCCGGCATCACGAATATGTTTGATCTTCCCGTGGTCTGCCATCACTCCCGCCTATCGCGCGAAGAGGTGCTTGCGATCATGAAAAACTATCGCGCTCTCACCGAGAAATATCCAAACGTGAGAGTGCCGTAATTTTGCCTATTTCTTTCCTTATTCTTCATGACAACTACTACATTGAGCCGAAAAAAGGCTCCACAAACACCAACCGTCATAGCGTCACATATCGATCTCACTCCTCCGCCGGAGAGGGTACCGGGCACGGTGCGCTACTGCCTGTATGCCCGGAAATCGAGCGAGGACGACGAGCGGCAAGCACTCAGTATCGATTCGCAGATCAAAGCGATGCTGGAACTCGCCAAGAGAGAAAACTTGGAAATCGCCGAAGTGCGCCGTGAGAGCCATTCTGCGAAGGCATCGGGTGCGCGGCCTATATTCAAGCAATTGCTTGGCGACATCAGGGAGGGCATGTTCTCGGGGGTGCTGACATGGGCAGCCGACCGTTTGAGCAGAAATGCTGGGGATCTGGGTTCGGTCGTCGACCTGATGGACCAAGGTCATCTGATCGAGATCCGCACACATGGACAGAGATTTACCAACAATCCCAATGAGAAATTCCTTCTCATGATCCTTTGTTCGCAGGCGAAGCTGGAGAACGACAATCGAGGGATCAATACGAAACGAGGCATGAAAACAAGGGCCGAGATGGGACATCGCCCCTGCATTCCTGCCCTTGGCTATGCACTGGAGAAGCGACCGGAGGATAAGAAGAACAGAGTCATCCCGGATCCGATCCGGGGACCGTTCATCCGTCAGATGTTCGAGAAAGTGGCCTACCAGCATGTGAGTGGAAGAAACCTCCATCGTTGGATGCAGGAGGTCGGATTCCGGACGAAGCTCGGAAAGACCGTGACGCTCAGTATGATCTACCGGATGCTGCGAAACTCCTTCTATACGGGAAAGTTCGAGTATCCGGTCGGGAGCGGAAGCTGGTACAAGGGGGATTATGAGCCGCTCGTCCCCCAACATCTGTTTGAAGAGGCGGGGAAGGTGCTGGATCTGGCGCCGAAGAAGGCGTGGGGGACGAAGGAGTTCGCCTACACGCGGATGATGACGTGCGGAGGGTGCGGCTCGGGGATCACGGCGGAGGAGAAGCGAAAGACGCTCAAGGACGGGAGCATCAAGACATACATCTACTACGTCTGCTGCGATTCAAAGACCCACGACTGCCATGAACCTTCGATCAGAGAAGACGTGCTCCTAGAACAACTCCTCGCGCTCATCGACACGATCGATCTCGACAAAGTAGGCATGAAGAAAAAGCTGCAGGAGGAGGTATCCCGCTACGAGCGGTTCTCGAGCGGTATCCTGGGGCAGACGATGGGCATGAAGGTGCCGAAGGTGGATGTGCGAACATACGCGAAGTATCTCCTGAAGGATGGGAAGACGGAGGAAAAGCGGGAACTACTCAACTGCCTGCGGAACAAGATCACGTTGAAAGATGGGAAGGTCACTCTCCAGAAAGAGGCTGAGAAAATAACAGGGCACAAGTGATGCCAATTCTCAATTGCCCTTATTTTGACGAGCCTTGGAGCGGGGATGTTTCTCCATCTCCCGCTTCAATTGCATGATCTCGCTTGCAAGAAATATTTTCCCTCCCGATGTGTTTTCGTACCGTATTCCTCTCTTGCGAAGGAGTTCATGGGCACGCTGTGCAGACAGACCACCTAGGCACTTTCGTACATCACCGGTGGCCATAAGTTTGGGTAAATGCTCCAT